AAAGCAATTTTGAATTTAAAAGATTAACTTCATTGATTTTAGAACGCAAGAAAGAAATTACAGCATAAGCTTCACGAAGTTTTGCTTCTGCCATTTCTTTTTCCTTTTCTTCTTCTGCTTCTTCAACCTTTTCTTCTTCCTCTTCCTCACGGAGAGCACGAAGAACTTCTTTGATGTCTACTTCTTCTTCATCTTCACCTTCTTCAACCTTTTCTTCCTTTTCACCTTCTTCTTCTTCACGAAGAGAACGAAGAATTTCTTTGATTTCAGCAACTTCTTCTGAATCCTCATCTTCTTCTTCTACTAATTGGACAAGTTTTTCTTTCTTGTCTTCTGTGCTGTCATCAGATGCTGTTGCCGATGGTTTTTTGTTGTCACCGGTTCCGATTTCAGATGAATCCAACTCTTCTTCTAATTGACGAATTATTTCCATCAAATCTTCATCCATTGGTTCTTCTTCATCTTCACCTTCTTCAACAGGTGCCTCTTCTTCTTCACCGCCTTCTTCAACAGGTGCTTCTTCTTCATCTTCACCTTCTTCAACAGCGGGTTCTTCGTCTTCAGCTTCGGACATGGAACCTGGTTCTTCTTCAAACCAATCGTTTCCGTATTCCTCCTCAACAGGTGCTGATTCCTCCTCACCTTCACCTTCTTCAACCGGCTCTTCAGCTTCGGCTTCTTCGGCGAGTTTTTTAGAGAGCATAGACTGCAAACGAGGAGTGAATGCTTCTTCCAAAGCGAGTTTTGCATTTGCTAACGCAACTTCCTTGACGGCCTTTGCATCTGCAATAGCTTCTTTCAATAAATCATTCATAAAAATCTCCAACTATTTTAGTGTTATTTTTAACACCAATCTTAATAAAATAATATATGACTCTATAAAAAATGGATAGAGTATTCAGCAAATATAAGTATGTAGTAATTTAGTTTTTTTCAATTTTTTGTGCAGATTTTTCGGAAGGACCATAATTAAAAATCGATTTAACATCATTTTCAGTATAGATATATCTTTTGTCCCTATCCTTCGTATCAATTTTCTTTTCGGATTTTTTATCATCAGGCATAATTCTGCTCCACTAATACTTTGTAAATATTTCGTTTTTCATTAAATCCTTGAATAGTATATCTACAATTTCTTGGAAGAGTTACTTCTACTTCATGGCAATAATCATTTGAATGACATGGAAGTGTAAGTACAGAAGTTCCAGAAGGAATTAAAAACTCAAAAAGTGGCAATCTTTTTTTATCACCACCTTCACAAATAAGTGGATTGAGTGAAGTTGTTACAAATGATGAATCAACCCATTGTCCTACATCTATAAATGATTGAAGGACTTCTTCATTTTCAACAGAACGATAAGTTACAATTTCAGAATCCAATCTCTGCATTTGTTCATCGAATGCATAGTCTAAACTACGAATCGTAAATGCATTCATTGCACTATTAAAAATCTTTTCTCTCTTATCGCCTTCTTTTGGTTTACCTAACTTAAATTGTTTTTCAATTTCTTTGGTAGACATAATATCTTTAGCAAATCGTATGATATTATTTATACGGCCTGAATTTAGATAGTAATGTTGAAGTGCAGTTATCGTTTCTTTATCTAATTCTTTTTTACTTATTATACTGTGTTTAGACACTGCAATAGTTTCCACTCTCTTATAGAGTTTTTTCAAATCTTTTTTCTTACCAATAACAGAATCGTATAAGTCTAAAATTTCTTCATAATCAAAGTTCAGCAATCTATCTTGTGATTCCGGATATATTCCAGTTGTTTTCTTACCTATTTTTTCAACTTCTATTGGATTCAGAAAACCAACTGTTTTCAATCCAGTTTTTTCTTCATTAGGTGATTTTTCAGGTTCTTTTGGTTCTTCTTTTTTATCATCTTTCTTTTTATCTGCATCATCAGATTTTTTTTCGTCATCTTTTTTTTCTTCCGGTTTTTCCTCTGGCTTCTCCTCTGGTTTTTCCTCCGGCTTTTCTTCCGGTTTTTCCTCCGGCTTTTCTTCCGGTTTTTCTTCTGGCTTTTCTTCTGGCTTTTCTTCTGGAGTTTCAGATGGAGTTTCTGCAGGTTCTTCCTCTTCTTTTGTAGTTTTTTTAGATGATGATTTACTATGTTTTGCAGGATCAAAACTATCTTTATTTATGTAATAAGATTTTCCACTTTCTTTATTGACCACAAGCATTTTATCTGGATCCTGACTTGCAGGTTTTTCATCCTCTTCATTTAAAGACAATGACCTTTCTCTGTGTTCAATAACTTTCCGCAATTCCTCACGGATTAGTTTTTTAATACTAAGAAAGGTCATTTATATTTCTCCACTGCTTAAAAGTTTTCATTATCAATTTTACGCTGTCTTCTAATAGCAGCGTTTCTTTTTTCAGCCTTCTTTTTTGACGGTTTGATATATTCCATACGATTTTTATATTCTTCAAGAATACCAGCTTCTTTTACCTTGCGTTTAAAAATCTTAATCATTGTGTCTACATTCATGCCAGTATTCTTTACTTTTACATGAGCGGGTTTTGAGTTGGTATAAACTCTGTCTGTCATAACCTTGTTTCCTTATTTATTTTTTATTTCGTAAAATTTACCAAGTTGATTGCCTATGTTCTCATAGATAGATTCTAAGTTTCTTTGTAATTTAACAATTTTTTCTGATAATTTTTGAAACTCCAAAACAGATTCTTTTAATTTTTTAGAGTTTCTTCTATGTGATACTCCTTCAAACCAATCACCTGATTCTTCTACCATATTTTTACTAGCAAATTCAACCATTCTTTTAATGTCAGATACTACCTCTGGTAATTGTTTTGAACGATGAACTACTGAGCGGTATTCATTGTATCTTGATATTGCTTCAATATATTGTTGTTTTTGTTCTGATGTCAATACTTTTGTATTAAGTTTTTCGGACATGACTTCTTGAACAGCATCTGCAACAAGTGTATTTATTTCTTCCCTTGTCATTGTTGTTTTTGTTTCACCAACTTTTTTAGGAAGACCTTTATGTGAGGTTGATGCATATTTTTCTAATTCTTTTTCAGACATTGAACCGGCTAATTGTTTTACCGATTTACTTACATCGGATGCAGAAACTTTTCCTCTTTTGTAAGCGAGAGCCAATCCCATAAGTTTTTGTTGTTGTTGTGAAAGAGCTGGCATTTTTATCTCCCATCAAAGATACATTCACAAACATTGCCTATTTCACAAATAATGTTTGTTATGTTGTTATTTATTCTTTGTAATTTAGGATCGATTTTTGCAATAGTTTCTAAACTAACACCTTCTCGTATTAACCCCTCTGCCATTTGTTCTGGATACATAAAAGCACCATGAGTGGATGGATTTGAAACAAAATCCCAACCGATCAATTCAAAGTCATCTTGAACTTCAACAGTTCCTTCACTTATTTCCTCTACTGAACCCAATCCTCTTGATGAAATACCAAGACGAATACCAGCACCAAGAAGTTGTTTCAAAATATTTCCAGACGGTGTTGGAAGAAGTTCAACTCTACCAACAACATCATTTCCCTTCCAATCAACACCAAGTACATTATGTGAAACATTACGAAGATTTATCACAGATGAATCTGGATGATCAAGTTCACCAAGAGCTCTATTTTCTTTTATATTAGTATCAGCATACTTTTTAACTTCACGCATTAAAATCTTTTTTGGGTAAACTCTACCGTTTTGATTTTTTGCCTCTGCTCTCTGTAATACTCCTGTAACTATAACTTTACCATTATTCTTTTGTTCGGATTCTGCAATCATTTTTGGACTTGCACTAAAAAGTATAGTATCTACGAGTAGTTGTTTCATATTATGCACCTAATTCGTGTATTTTTTTACTAATTCTATTTATTCTTTCAGCTATCTTAACAAGACGAGCACGAGATTCACCCCAAAGAGTTCTTTGATCAACAGACATCTCTGTTTTCAATCTTGAAGCGTGTTCAACTGCTCTTTCTACTTCATACATTATTCTATTTATGTTTTTAATAGAATCGTTTATTTTTCTATTTGTACTTCGAGTTTCATCCTTACGAAATTCTTTATATGATCCCTCATTTAATGCAGACATTGCCTGTTTATATGTAGACTCAAAATTTCTACCCTTTCCTTTCGGAACAACAGTATATCCTTGATCCTTTGCCATTTCTTCACTATGGTCTTCAAATGCGTCTTCACTTGGAGCAAATGCCTTTGGTGTTTGATAACCAGCAACCATTCCAGTGACACTCGTTTCTTCTAAATACATCTCTTCTGTAAATTGACGATATTCTTCGGATTCTTTTATTTTTTTTATGAAGGAGTCTACATTCATATATTACCTAATCATTTGATTACGAATTAGAACATAACAATCTGCACCACTTTCTATTCTCTCAATAGATAATTCATGGATATAAGTTTTTGCTAAATTTCCTATATTGATACTACCACCACCAGTAAGATATGCAGTACCAGCTGCACTACTGTAAGGAATTATAGCACCTGCACCATAATTTGAACCGGTAAACCAAACTGTTCCACTAACTGCAATAGATTTTAACCATTTTCCAGGATGACCCTTTCTATCAAAATCATTCGCTTGAGAAGCTGGAAAATTATAGGGATGTACTTCATTGTATGTTGGCATTATTTACTCCACGATAAATCGTCTATTAAACTGTAATAACGAAGTAGGGCAGAAATATGATTTTCTTCCACTTTCTTTATGTTTTCATATTCATCCAAAAGACCAACTACTTCTTTTAATTTTATTTTCAATGATTTATCTTTTACTCTATGTATATTTTTTGTAAAAAGATTTTTGATCGTAATCGCTTCTGTTTGAACAAGAGACTTTAAGTTGTTTGTATTACTTACATTTCCAATGTATTCTCTCAATAATACCTTTTGTGGTTCATTGAGTCCACCATATTTTTCATTGAAACGCTCCACCATGTATTTGTACGCAAGTAATCTTACTTCTTTTGGCTCACGAGAAACTGCAATATCTTCTGTTAATACAGAATTATTAGGTTTTGATGTTATTGTTTCGAGTATAGTTATCCGTGATTTAGTAAGTTCAACTGGATTCTCTAATTCATTATATTCAAAAATCTTGTATATTGATGCAAGAAGTTTGTAATTTTGAACTTTGGTTTGAAAAAATGCATCAGTATCAAAGTTTTCTTTTATGGACTTTATCAACTGATATTTTTCTTCATAAAGTTTGTGTTTGTTTAATCCGCGTCTTGCCTTTAATGCAGCATCTATAAGCATATTGGCCTTTGTGTCTGATTTTAATTTTTCATCACAAAGAGTTTTATACAGATTATACTCTTTTATCAATTCACTACCTTTTGAAAAATGTTTTTTCAAAATACCAATAGAAATTGATTCTTTTGATGCTAAAATATCGGATGTTATTTGACGCGTTAATAATTCAAACAACATTGCAGTATTTTTGAACTTTGAATGTTTAATTTTCTTCATCATTTCCTACTTATATTGTTTATTCACTACATAGAATAAATATAAATAAATTTACAATTCATCTAATAAATTGTTTTCATCTAACAAATTTGGTTCGATTTCTTCTTTTACAGAAGGTTTTAGACTTTCTGATATTATATTTTTAGTCTTAACTCTCATTCCAGACATACTACCTATCAATTTCTCAACATCTTTATTTTCAAGAGAAAGTGGTGAATTACCTTTATGATTTGATTTAGGAGAATTATTCACTTTCAATGTATTACCAACATCTTTTCTTCCAATAGGATCTCTGCCGAACGGACTATTATCTGTTCCATAATCTAAATTTTTAGCAGGTCTACCTGCACCAGGCCAACCGCCTTCTGGAACTTCTACATCATTTATCACCTTAGCACCACCACGAATCTGCATACTTGCAATATCATGTGGAGTTCCGAAAGATTCTTTTGTTATTGCCGGGTCAT